TCACAAAACAAAAAGAAGAGAGAACCTTGATTGAACAAATCATCGCTGCTGAACGGCGGCCAATCAGTGCTCTGGAGGTCTCACGACCAGATGAGGTCGATCTTCTGCGAGACGCTGAAGAGTGGGACATGTGGGGCGATGAGTGGACGGAGGAGAAAAGTCGAGAATGGTATGAACTACGACACTTAGAAATGGAAGAAGGGAGGTAAAAATGAACAAAGAGAAAAATATGGAAATCTGGAATCAAGTCGCACAGCCGCCTAAGGAAGCGCTATCGCAGATCGGCGGCGGTAGACTAAGAGGAATGACGGACATCAATCCACAATGGCGGTATGAGGCATTAACCGAAGTTTTCGGAGTCTGTGGCTTTGGTTGGCGGTACAGAATTATTAGAGTATGGCGTGAAGATGCTATAGACAGTCAAGTTTTTGCGTTCGCTGAAGTTGAAGTACAAGTTAAGCTAAACGATGAATGGAGTGAGCCAATCCCAGGTATTGGCGGCTCAATGTTGGTTACTAAAGAGACGAAAGGCCTATACGCCTGTGACGAAGGTTACAAAATGGCGATCACAGATGCGCTATCAACAGCACTTAAAATGATTGGTGTTGGCGCTGATATTTACGCTGGCCGTTGGGATGGCAGTAAATACAGCGACAAGAATAATGACAATAGCGAAACCGCACATCGAGTAACTGATTGGATTACGCTGTGCAAAGATGCTGCTGAAACGATGGCTTATGATACATTTTCCAAGTGGTGGCCTGAAAACAAGGCTAAGATCATATCTTCAGTTGGAGATGCAGGAGCAGCGAAGGTCTATGTAGAGTATCGTGCACTTTGGGGAAAAGCAACATCGCAGGAGAAAAAGTGAAGATTATCGACTGCGAACAGAGATCACCAGAATGGCATACGATACGTCTTGGAATTCCTACAGCGTCAAATTTCCATCGCATATTGACGGCAATCGGTAAAATATCAGCACAGCGAGAAGATTATCTATATCAGTTAGTCACTGAGCGCATCATTGGTCAAGATGTGTTATCTATTCCCGAGACGATCTCATCAGTAATCACTGACGGTGTAGAGCGCGAAGAAGAAAGTCGATTGATTTATGCGATGCACACGGAATCAGTGGTACAGCAAGTTGGTTTTTGCCTATCGGACTGCGGGCGCTATGGCTGTAGTCCTGATGGCCTAATCGGCGATGACGGACTGGTAGAGTTGAAAAATCCAACAGCTAAAACAGCGGTAAAGTATCTACACGATAAACAGGCAATGGTGAAAACCTATTTTGTGCAAGTTCAGGGACAGCTATTAGTCACTAACCGTGCATGGTGCGATCTGTTTTGCTACTACCCGGGCTTGCAGCCGGTACTTGTCAAAGTGGCAAGAGACGAGGATTACATCGCTACACTTAAAGTTGAAATAGAGCGGTTTTGCGAAGAGTTAGACGACGCAACACTTAACGTCAAATCGAAATATCATCCAATAGGAGGTTGAAAACTTATGTCAAAGCAAAAATATGATAATAAACCTGTTCAGCCAGCAATAGAATGGTTAGAAACGGAGGATAATTGCACGTGTATTCCAAATGCGATCCTTAAGCATCCTGATTTATCACCAGAAGCTAAAATATTGTGGGGCGTATTGTGGAGTTATTGTAATGAAGACCTCTACCACGAAAATTACGGCTATCGTCCACCAGCTGACTATGCTGCCCCAGGTATGCAAACTTTGATCAGTGTTCTCAATATCACTGAACAAGCAATTCGTAAGGGCTACCACCAACTTGAGGCTAAAGGCTTACTTCGAGTCATCCATCGTGGAATAGGGCAAACAAACTTGTATGAATTATACGTTCCGAAATCCGAAGCAGGAGGTACACAATGTTAACATTTAAGTATTTTGAAGGGTGCGGACTGAAAATTGATAAAAACGACAGCAGAAACTGGAAAGGGGTAAACGAAGAAGAAATCGGCGAACTGATCGATTATGCCTATTGCACAAATGATTATAGTGAATACCTATTGGTTTTCACTAATTTTTTACAAAATGGAGAATGCGATATGGTTGTAGTTCATTTCGTTGTTGACAAACCAACAAAAGTTATTCAACTACAACAAAAAGGCAAAATTGTAGATATTCTGAACCAAGCGATTGAAAAATTAATGAGCAAGGAGGTTTTAACATGAAATTCACCTTTGGCGAAATAACTTGTGATACCGAGACAGCAGAGCGCATCGCTACTTGGTGTGCACCTCCAATATTGAGTATAGTTAATGATCCAATATTCGACTTTGACCAATCAGAGTCCATTTTCAAGGTGAAAGCAAGTGTATATTTTCTGTATATCACGTGGGCAGCTCATCATATCCACGGAGAGATGATATGCTTGTTACTACCAACAGAAGTAGAGCAATGGTTTACAAGACGAGGTATTTTCAGTTTTGATCAAAAAGAGGAAGTTGTAAAATGAAATGGAACGCTGAACAACAAAAGGATCGATTGGCAATAACGATCTATTTTTCTTCTAAGCGAGAACAGGAGCTTTATGATGTAATCAAAGCAGAAGCAACGGCTAAACGGATGTCTTTAGCAACACTTGTATATGGCATTTTGGAAGATTATTGACGACTGCACTTATCAGATCAAGATACTAAAATCGGGGCTAATCACTAAACGCTGCGAGCGGGGTTGCAGCAAATTCTCTTTCCGCATATACAGCTAACACTGCGTCCCACTTCAAATATTAACGATGAATAAATGGTTTCCGATTAGAGACGGTGATGCCAGAGGCAGAAGGCTATACCATCGGCATTATTCTTGTCATCATTATAAAGACGGTAGGCAGCCAAAGAAATTTGTCGGTCCTGGTGAATATATAGCATTGATGACCAAAAACTGTAAAGCGCTTTTTGTTTGGCGCCGCTTCATTGATGCCAGCGGACAAAAAGGAGTCAACTGTGCTGTATTTCGTAATGAAGGCCCTTATCTCTCCAGCGCACTGATTCAAGAGGCTTGCCAAATAGCATGGAGGCGCTGGCCAGGAAAACGTTTATACACATACGTAAATGCACAAAAAATACAATCACCAAATCCTGGTTATTGTTTTAAAGCGGCAGGTTGGAAAGTAGCAGGAAAAACTAAAGGTGGATTGATCATTTTGGAAATTATGCCAGAGGATTTTATACCAGAACCCGCAACTGATAATCAGATGATTAAAAAGGAAGAAAGATGGAAGAAATGGATGAAATCTCTACTGATGAGCAAATAATATTTCGTTGTCAATCGCCAAACGCTGAACTGATGCGGAAATTGACACTTGACAAAGCTTGTCGAATGCGTTATAATCACTACAATATGAGAGTAAAAGCAGTGTTAAAATATATCCATCAGTGCCAGCAATGTGGCCACGAATGGGAGACAGAAAAAGAGATGCCACGCCAGTGCTCAAAATGCTGGTCGAGGCGTTGGAATAGACCTCATTCGCTCAGAAAACAAAAAAAGACAAACGACTAACAACAAAAGGAGGAAGAAAATGGAAAAATTGCCAAGTGACAGAATTAAAGACTTAGTCGAAATGCATTGTCGAAGGAAAATTGAGCACGAGCGCGTCAAAATGCTCGAGTTTGGCAAAATGCCAATAGTGCACGACCGGTTTCCAAAAACGTATGATTGGATAGAGGCTATCCTGCACTATTTGGACGAAGAACACCGTCAAAAGCAAAAGGAGAAAACAAAATGCCAAGAAAAATAATCTTTGATTTTCCATGCTCAGAGACCTTTCGGCGCTATGAGGAATACCTAAATGGTGAGCCTTCACCGTTTAGACGGCTAACACTTGCAGAGGAACGAAAACTCTCAACATACACACAGGAAAAACCGTTGTATGCAATGCTACAAGAGCTTATCGGAAACAGTTTTGCTAAAAAGCCAATACAGCGAAAGGATAGAGGTGCGGGTGGCGTGGAGCTTATGGAGCATTAAAACTCAGTGGCAAGGAGGTTACAATGACCGTATCTTCTCCTATGGTCGAAGCCAAAGGCGGTATCTATCAATTTCAGTTTAATGCCGAAAAAATTGCTATACGTGTCGATAGACTTTATGAGACAAGAGATAGATTAACTGCAGAAATACGTGTAATGAGCAAACAACCTGGTGAGCCTTTGCTTTTGCATCAAACACGGTTCAATTTATTCTCAACAAGCGGTCGACGAGACTTGGCAAAACATCTTTTTTCCCGTTTAGAGCTTACTGATTGGAACGCTGTCATTGAAATTATTTGTATGCACGTGCTAGCCATTCATAGACAAGGCAATCCTGTCGTGGATGTTGGAGATGCACCGATCAAGCCTCAGCGTTATCGACTATCTCCGTGGTTGTTGGAAAATGAGACGAATTTAATCTATGGCGCTGGCGGCACGGGAAAGAGTTATGTCGGCTGCCTAATCGGAGTACTCGTTCAATCAGGGCAAAACCATTGCGATTTGACGCCTGTCCAGGGCAATGTGTTATACCTCGATTACGAGACTTCAGAAGCAGAGATCAATCAGCGTGTTCAATTGATACGCAATGGATTATCGTTACCGTCCTGCACTTTAGCCTATCGCTTTTGTTCGCAGGCTTTGGCGCATGAAATTGGGATCATTCAACGCATTGTGTTGGAACATAAAATTAATCTGGTGATCGTTGACTCAGTCGGCAGCGCTTGTGGCGGCGAACCAGAATCGGCGGAAATCGTACTGAAATACTTTATGGCGTTACGCTCGCTGGAGATTACAACTTTGAGTATTGATCACGTCACAAAGCACGGTGATGGTAAAGCACCGTTTGGTTCGATCTATAAGTACAATTCGGCAAGATCAATTTACGAACTGCGAAGCTCGCAAGACCCGGAATTACCACAATTGGATATCGGCCTTTATCACCGCAAGTGTAATATGGGCAAACTTCAGTATCCATTTGGACTGAGTTTGGCGTTTCAAACGGAACATAATTCCCCAAGCGTTGTATTCGATAAAATCGATGTTAGCAGTGTCCCAGAATTATCAACCGGGCTGCCGTTACAAAGTCAAATTGGTGAAGTGCTTAAACGTGGTGCAATGACGGCGCAAGAAATAGCTGCTGAGCTTAGTTGTCCGGCGGCATCGGTGCGAGTGATTCTAAATCGCAATAAGGCAAAATTTACTAAAGTTGATTGGCTCAATCACAAATGGGGGCTATTGGCAAATGATTGACCAACGATTGTTCAGGTGTAACAGCTACTACATTTGTAAACGATTATTTAGATATAAAAGTGTAACAGCTTGGCGTCATCACAAATGGAGTGATTGGCAAATGATCAGCGTTTTAGTGGTGAGGCGTAACAGCGTAACAGGTGTTATGCCTGTTATGTTATAGGTATAACATAACACACACCACACTTTAGTGTGGTGTTATGTTATACTGTTACACCCAAAAATAAAGATCAGTTTTTGCTAAAATTTAACGGAGGTTAAAAATGAATTCCGCGATTGGCTTTGTCGTGCTTTTGCTGATGTTGGCTGTGATGAGCTTTGTTGGAATTTCAATGGTTTTCTGGTTGAATGACAAAAACGATGAAAACTGAAAAAGGAGGTAAAATGAAAAAACTCAAGCCATATGCGGTTTTTAGTTATGAGTGTGGAGCAGAAATGGGTGCAATCTTAGTCTTTGCACCTACTTCACGAGAAGCAAAACGCTTCATTTGGAAGAACATATTTGAATACTCTGATCATATCAATGTCAGCACAGATGAGTATATCGAAATCGGAGTGAAGTTAATCAAGAACGGTGATCATCTTTACGAAGAAGCTGATCCTGATAAATTAACCGCAGGCGTGGTGCACGCTGTTCTTGATCCCAAAAGCTGTCCTATTTGTGGTCAGTGGGGCGAAAAACTGACGAACGGAATGTGCGCTTATTGTAGTGATGAGCCGTGGTGCTTAATATAAAACTGGAGGTGAGTTATGGTAACACTTTGGCGATTGTGGTCGTGGAGATCAAGAGAGAAAGAACTTGATATGGACGCAGTGCTTAATTTTGAGCCAAGTGAATTGCAAAAAATCTCTCGTCAATCGGCACAAGAAATCTTGAAACGTAAAAAGAAAATCTTGAAAACGCTTGACGGCTTTGACGAAAATAAGACTTGACTTTTGACCAAAAATGATGTATACTGACTTCAATCTGTATTGTTCAAAAAGAGCCTCCTTTTTGAATTTAACCCGCCAGCTGGGGTAGAAATGCTCCAGCTGGTTTTTGTTTGACTAACAAGTTATAATAGGCGGTGAATATAAAATAGGAGGATTGAAGTGAAACGAATACTAATTATTACACTCTAATGAAATACAAAAACGTGCGTACACAAGTCGATGGGATTACATTTGACAGCCAAGCAGAAACGCGGCGGTATGGTGAACTCAAGCTACTTTTACGCTCTGGTAAAATCGCTGGATATATTCTGCAGCCAAGTTTTCCGCTGGAGGTTGGAATTCGCTATAAGGCTGATTTTCTCGTTTGTGGGGTGGATGGTAAAGTATGGCTGGAGGACGTTAAGGGCTATGAGACACAGACGTTTAAGCTCAAGCGGAAGTTATGGCAGGCGAAATATCCGTGGTTGGAGCTGCGAGTGATAAGGAATTGATCAAAAATGCACAACATTATTGATCCATTAAAAATATTGGCAGTGGATATTGATACAGTTAAACCTGATCCTAAAAATTTACGTAAGCATCCACAGCGCAACATAGAGGCGATCAAACAAAGCTTAGTAGCTTACGGTCAACGAAAGCCGATCGTGGTGAACGCCAAGACGGGATATATTGAGGCAGGCAACGGGCTGTGGGAAGCGGCAAAAGCGCTCAGCTGGAATAAAATTGCGGTAGTCTATGTCTCCGATGATCCTGTGATGGCCAAGGGCTACGCTATAATGGATAATCAATCGGCATTGCTGGCAGAATGGGACTTTCTGGCACTAAAAGATGTTTTGGAAGAATTAGATGTTGATAGCTTGAAATTAACGGGGTTTACTGAGCAAGAAGTTGACAATTTGATAGCTCAGTTTGCTGTTGAAGAAAATATGGGTGAGCCACGTGACTCGGTTGTCAGTCAGGAATGTCCTAAATGTGGATATAGATGGTGAGAAATTATGGGGAAGGCGAATTATAAATGGGGAAATTTGAGGGAAGAACAGCGTCAGGACAACACCAATGTATGTGCAAAGATTGCTTTGCGATTGTGGATGTTGGACCTTTTGTCAGAAAAACCTACAAATATCAGCGTGCTTGATGTATATGGAGCATTTGGGATGATGTATAGGCAAGTCTGGGAAAAAGGGGCGGGCAGATATGAAGGTTCGCAAGGTGATGCTTTAGAATGGTTGGAAACGCACGATCTTAATTATGATATTTATGACATTGATCCTTGGGGAAGCCCATATGAAGCTTTAGCAATCATTAACCGCAAGGCGACTTTAGAACGGATAGGTATAGTGGCCACTGATGGGTATCTGTTGCGGCATGGGCAGATGAGAGGTTATATTAGTCGAGTTTTGCAGGAGACAATGGGTTGGCCTAAGAAAGACAATAGCCTTCTTGCGGCTATATATTATGATTATTCTGCTTTTTTGCGCGGAATCCTTGTGAAGCTAATGAATCGTTATGATCTTCAGCGTTTAGCCGTGGCTAAAAATCGGGGGAAAGGTAAACAGGGAGGTAACGTAGCTTATTTTGCGGGCGTGTTTCGTGTTTCAGGAAAAGTGATAAATGTCTGAAAGAAAAATGACAAATGTCCTTTGAAATCACTTGTTTTCCGCTTGCTGTCTGTGATATAATGTGTTTGATATAATAGAAAGCAGAGGAGGGCGGGAAAAATGAAAGTGATTTATGAGACTAGTGGGAGAGCGAGGGAATATTGCGAGTTAGCTGCAAATCTTTATAAAGGCTGTGGTCACGGATGCAAGTATTGTTATGCGCCGAAGGCTATTTATTGCAGTCAAGTAGATTTTCAAAGGCCTCGGCCTAGAGAAGGAGTGCTTGCGCAGTTGCAAAAAGATGTAGTGAAGTTGAGTTTTCTTTGGGGACGGGAAACCAGGCCTATTTTGATGAGTTTTAGCTGTGATCCTTATCAGCCGATTGATATGGAGTATCAATTGACCAGGAAGGCTATTCAGATTCTGAAACGCGCTAATTTGACGGTCGCGTTGTTGACTAAGGGAGGGAAACGGGCGCAGAGAGATTTTGATTTGTTAACAGCAGGTGATTTATTTGGCGTAACGATGACTTGTTTGGATGATCAGGAGTCTTTGCAATGGGAGCCGGGCGCAGGATTGCCGTGGGAGAGAATTGAAAGCTTAAAGTTAGCTAAGTTATTAGGTATTCAGACTTGGATGAGTTTAGAACCGGTGATCGATCCGGCGGTCACTTTGGAGATCATTAGACAAACTCATAATGTTGTGGATCGATACAAAGTTGGCGTAATGAATTATCATAATGTAGCGAGGGAAATTGATTGGAGCAAATTTGCTAAGGACGTGGTTGATCTTCTGGAAAGATTGGGCTGTCAGTATTATTTGAAGCGGGATTTGCAGAAATGGTTGAGTAAGAACAGTGATGACAAAAAAGAAAGTTGGCAGACCGCTAATAGAAATTGACTATGCGACAGTCGAAAAACTGGCATTAATTCATTGCACGCAAGAAGAAATTGCTCATTTTTTGGGCGTAAGTGTTGACACATTGTTGAGCCGAAAGGAGTTTGTCGAAATCTATAAAAAGGGTATTTCTAAAGGAAAAATGTCATTGCGGCGAATGATGTGGAAGCAGGCTGAGGAAGGCAACGTCACAATGATGATTTGGCTGAGCAAACAACTGTTAGGTTATTGGGATAGACAAGATGTCGGGTTTAGCGGCGATGGCCTAACAGTAAAAGTGAATTGGGGCGGTGATAAAAATAGCAGAAATAAAAATTAACATAAACAAAGCATTTCAGTCATTAGTTGACGCTGCTAAAAATCGTTATCGTATTCTATGTGGCGGCGCAGGCAGCGGCAAAAGCTATTTTGTTGCTCAAGAAATGATTTTGAATATGCTATCGAATAAAAAATATCGCTATTTAGCGGTGCGAAAGGTCAAAACTTCAATTCGACATTCTATTTTTCAACTGTTGACTGACATCATCAATGCAAATGATCTAAATGCATATTTCCGCACTAATCGCACTGAAATGGCTATCACCTGTGTTAATGGTGCAAGTGCAATCACAGCAGGGCTAAATGATCCTGAGCGGCTAAAATCGATTTTCGGCATCAATCGCATTTGGGTAGAAGAAGCAACAGAGACGACTGAAAAAGATTTTGAACAGCTTGATTTACGCTTGCGTGGTAAAACCAGTCTTGGTCATCAATTAACGATGACGTTCAATCCGATTTCAGAGCTTCATTGGCTCAAAAAACGATTTTTTGATGTTGGTGTGGAAGGGGCGATTTTGCATCGCTCAACGTATAAAGACAATGTGTACATAGATGAGGCGTATAAAGCAAAATTGGAGCGTCTTATTGCAGAAGACTATCAATATCATCGTATTTACACGCTCGGTGAGTGGGGTGCTCTTGGCAATCTGATCTTTTCCAACTGGGAAAAACAAGAATTTGACACAAGCACATTTGATCGCTATTATCATGGCGGTGACTGGGGCTTTGCTGATGATCCATTCGCGGCGATACGGATACATTATGACAAAACACGTAAAATGATTTATGTTTGCGATGAAATTTACCGCACGGCGTTATATAATGACGAATCAGCTGAACTGGTTAAAAAAATGATTGGTAATGAACGCATTGTGATGGATAGTGCAGAGCCGAAGTCGATCGCTGAATATCAGCGCTTGGGCGTCAATGCTGTAGGTGCACGAAAAGGGCAAGGCAGCGTGGAGCACGGAATTAAATGGTTACAGAGACAT